TAATTTTTTCTGGTTTTAAAGTTTTGGTAACAACTCTGGTATGATAGACATCATTACCTTTAATTGTTTTATAGATTGTATGAACTTTAGCTTTTGTGTAATACACATTATCTTTAATCTTAGTTTGTACACTAACTAAAGTACCATCTTTATCTCTTAAGTCTTCCTTTAATTTAGATATAATATTACCTAAAGAGTCACAATATAAAGTATCAATTAAAGTTATAGTTTCTCCAGGAATTACAATTGTAGTATCTTTGATTTGTATTACAGTTACTGTACTATCTTTTTGTACACATAGTGGACAATACTTTGCAAGTCTTTTTTCAAGTGAACATGAACTAGTTAAAAGTATTAACAATAAATATATTAAATATTTCATATAAACATTATAGTGTATATGTATAAATAATAAGTGAATCTATTGTAGCTGAATTTGAATCAATGTATATTTGAGTTGGATCAAAGTAATTTAATAATCCTCCAGCATCATAATTAATTGTTACCTTACTAGGAATAGAAACATAAGTAGTACCACCATCTGTACTTACTAAAATAGAAACAGTATCTGGATTATAAATTGATAATGTTAATAATTTTGCAGTTGCTCCAGTATAAAAAGATATAGGTTTAACTCCATTAACTGAATTTATACCTGGTGTAATTTCTACATTAGCTTGACTATCACACAAAGTTGTAGAAACTGAATCATTACAAGTTCTTTGTCCTAATGGTCCTATAATGTTTATATTGACTAATGAAGCAATAGCATTAATAATACCTTGTAATCCTTTTAGCATTTTTAATTGCCAAGGAAAGTTATTTCCTTTATTCCCGTAATCTTTTAAGTTTCCTATTGACATGATTAATATGTTTTATTTAATATGAATATTTCAGAATAAATAGAGTTAGCAGAACTAGCAGCACCCCATTCTGCAGTTATCTTCAATGTATTATTTGTTGTAGTATCAAAAGTTGTATTATTTATAATACTAAAGTCAATACCTTCAAAGTTAGTACCTGCATTCTTTATATAAGAGAAGACGCCTCCGGAAGCAATTGATGCTACTCCAGTTGCTCCTAATGTTCTGACTGTAAAAGATATGTCCATTTCCCAATGTTTATTTGTAGAGGTACTCATAGCAATCACACCAGTATCTGCTAGAATAGTGGTTCCAGCTTTTATTCTAAATCTAATTGTTGCTGAACTATTACAAGATAAGTGACCAATTAATTTAGAATTAAAAGAATCTCCTATTTTAAAACCATTAGCAGGAATGAATAAAGAACCTACACCAGTACTGATTAAATCAGATTCTAATATAGTATTGGTTATAGGAGTACTTGATACAGTCTGTGAATATAGTCCAACATTTACAGTAGGTGGTACTATTGTTGATAATTGAGTAATAAAATCAGCTACGGATATTGCACCAGCTAAATAGTTATCTCCTCTTCTATCATCTTTAAGACCTACTGGTAATAAAGTTTTATTAGGATCAACATTAGTAAAAACTCTGCTACCTTTAATCCAAGAAATAAAATTTAGTATATCCATATTATAATATACAAAAAAATTTACAACTTTCCAAACATATATTTCTCTGCATTTTTAATTGAATCATTATCTGCTAACATTTTTTTAATTATATCTTTATCAACATGTTTAGGATGCACATACCAATCCTCATAACAACTAGTATCATTTGGTGCAATGTTACTTGCAACAAGTAAATACCCTTTGCTTAATAAGAAGTTTCTAGATTTTTTTCTAAAAGATCCTGATACATCTGTGTAATGATCATGCTCATATGTTATAACTCCAAAAGAACATTGATCCCAAGGAATCATTGTCATGATTTCATAAGTAGTTGATGGTGGCTCACAGTCAACTTGTAAGTAGTCAATGTGACCTTTAAGTATAGAGTAATCAAACTTTGTAGCATCACATAATATAACCTCATTTTTTCTGTGTAATTTAAATTTTTCAACTTCATGAGGTAATATTTCTAATGAAGTACCAGTCCATCCAAATTGCTCTAAGAGAGCTGTATTACTTCCATGAAATGGATCTGCTGCACCAATTTCAAAGTATGTTCCATTTTTTTTACCATTAAGCATTGACAATGTAAACATATCTTGGTATGTTTGAGAAAAGTTCTTCTCAATAGTTTCTGCTCCCGGGAACTTATATCTTAATTGCTCATAGAATCCTTTGTGGTATCTTAAGAAAGGATCTGGTCCAGAACCTAAAGATGTGATATTAGATTGTACCATTTTTTGGTATTTATCACTTAACTCTGTACCTCTATTTACTAGTTTAATAAACTCATCTCTAGATTCTTGAGATCTACCAATCCACCATGCAGTTACTGCTTTTTGGAAGTAAAGTTGATAAGCATCTTCATAACCTACAGTAGATGACATTTCTTTAGCATTTGTTTGAAACATAATCCCTGTTATAGCATAGTTGTATGCTTCATGATACTGTTGTCTTGCTTCTGCCCACTGACTTAAGAATAAATATGCTTCAGGTCTTTCTGGTGCAAATGATAATGCATTCAACCATAAACCTTTTTCAGTTACAGCTCTTCTACTTTGTGTAGCTAAACACTTTGCAACCATAAGTAATGATTCATAAATAGCATCATCATATTTACCATACTCAGCTGCTCTTAAATAAAAAGCAAGAGCTGAAGCTGTGTGACCTTGAGTAAAGTAAAATTCTGCAAGTTCAGAGTTATTTCCTGCATTAAAAGGATCATTTATTAACTGCTCTAGTTTACTTGGTGTTATTCCTTTAGATTTATATTCTGGTTCTGACACTAATACTATATTTGTAATTGATTCAAACACATGTCTTGGTAGTCTTAAAATAAAGGCCGTAGAGTCTTGGAAACCAAAAGGAATGATAAAGTCATTACCATCATAAGCTAAACCACAGGAGAACTCAATATTTGCAGTCATAAACTTAAAATCCTCAGAGTATCCAACTATATTCCACTCCATGTCCCACACAATAAATCTATGGTAGTATTGAGCATCTTTCTTTCCTTGCTCATTCTTCCATAGTTCTACTTCATGAGTAAGAGCTATTCTATATTTACCTACAGTAATTACTTGTGATCCACCTCTAATATCTCTTGGGAAATTTATTTTTTGTTTTACGATACCTACAGTTTCTGAGGTACCTTTTTTAGTGTTAACTTTTACTACTTCTGTAGGAGAAGTCCACTTGACATAGTGAAAAGGCATATCTAGAATAGGCATCCAGTTCTTCTCACAATATGATTTAGTTGGTGGTTCTATCCTAGATCTTTCTGTTTCTTTAGCTCCAGAACTAATTAAAGATAGTTCCATTCTACCTTCTCCATCTGTTTTAGTATCTCTACGTACACCAGTAAGATATAAGTTATTATCCCAATCAGCTAATCTAGCATCTTCTAGTCCAATAAATTCCCATACGGGTGTTACATCTAACTTAGTTGTATCTACCTGTTTATGTTTTTCAATTGCAAGAGTATTAGCATCTAACTGACATAAGTAGTTAGTTGTTCTAAGAGTAACATCATCTTCTGGATTAAGATAAGCTAGAGGTCCCCATGGAGTTTGAAACTGTTGTTGTCCTTCACTATGGTATAGTGTGTATTGAACATGTCTTAGGTTTAATAAATAACTACCACCTTTGTAAAGAATAGACGGATTAGTTAATCCTAATCCTTCTGTCATATTAGCTGGTAAAATTAAGTAGTTTACAGATCCCCCTTTTTCTAGGGCAAGTTTACATAAATTATTCATTTGTTGTTGATTTTCAACAAATGTAATAAATTTATTTATACTTTTTAGTTATAAACTATACAAAAAATATTTTATGTTATAAACTATTTAAGTCTTCTATTATAACTGCTTCTTCTATAAATGATTCTTCTATAGGTGATTCATCATACCATTTCCATCCTTCTACAGGATATGTATAAGAATCTTTATTTTCTCTAAGTAGTTCATAATTTGGACCATATACAAAGTTAGGTGCATACTGCCAATTATTATCTTCTAATTTATAAAATCCTGATGTGTCTTCCATAATTATCCAGTTATTGTCCATCCTTTTGATGTTACTATTAATCTATTTGCCGCAGTTAAGGCTGCTGCTCCTGTTGCTGAAGTTATATTAATTGTTTTTGATACAACATTTCCTTGAGCTGCCATATCATTAAATAATTGTACTATTTGTGCTGTACTCATATTAGTATAAGATACATTTATTTGAGGAGATGTTCCTGTCCATTGTCCTGCTGAAGCATTTAAAAGTCTTACTGATTGTACATCTGTTATAACATTTGTTGAACTAACGTTAGAAGATATGTCAAGTTTAGATAATGGTCCTGAAAATGAAATTGCAGATCCACCTGTAAATCTATTATAGTTGTTTGTACTAGCATTTATTAAAGGTGTTGCAGTTAAAGATCCTATTTTTTCAAAGTTTGTAAGTGTTATTAAATCAGAACAGCCATTAAACATTATATCTATAGCTGTTACTGCTGATAATTGGGCAGCTCCAGGTAAAACACAAGTTTTAAGGTTCACGCATGAGCTAAAACAAACCCTAAATGTTGTAACAACCCCTACAGTATTTGGTAAAGTAATACTTTCAATTGCTCTACATCCCGAAAAAGTAAAACTAAAATTAGTACATGCAGACATTGAAGTAGGTAAAGCAACAGATGTAAGTGATAAACAGCCACTAAAACAACCTGACATTGAAGTAACAGCATTTAAAGTTGAAGGTAATGTTAGAGTTAATAGTGATCTACAATTTTGAAATGTTGTTGCAAAATCTTGCAATGCCGTCATTGACGTAGGCATTGTAATGCTAGTTAATAGGGTACAACCATTAAATGCTGAGTTAAAATTTGTTAATGAATTTTGTACACCCGGAGTCCATGTAAATGTTTTTAAACTCAAACAATTATTGCACATGCCATCCAGTCTTGAAAAAGAGTAACCAGAAGGAATTGTAATTTGTTCTAGTTTATAGCAGGTAGCAAATGCTGAAACCAATTGAGTATTTGCTGCTGCTGTTGTAGGAAGGGTAATTTTAAGTAATGAAGCACAACCAGAAAAAATACTATTAAAGCTAGAACATGCTGGAGTATTTGTAGGTAATATACAAGAGCCTAATGCAACACATTGACTAAAAGTATTAGTAAAATTACTAACATTTATATTTGATGGGAAAACAATGCTTTTTAATTGAGAACAAGCACCAAACATATTATTAAGGTCATATATAGATCCTGCAGTACCAGTAGCAGGAAAATATACATTTTGTAAATTGATACAATTAGCAAAACAAGATTGCATAGTAATTGCACCAACCACAGTTGGCATACTTGTAAATTTTACCCATTCTAGTTGTCTACATTCATTGAATGTAATACTTAAATTATTACAAGCATTAATTGAAGGAAAAGTAATAGTTCTTAAATTATAGCAAGATGTAAAAGTGTTAATAAAAGTAGTACATGAATTTAAAGTAGTGGGAAAAGTAACAGACCTTAAATTAAAACAATTTTGAAATGTATAAGCAAAACTAGTAACACTTGTAGCATTTGAAGGAAATATGACTTCTAATAAAGAATAACAATCAGTAAATGTTGATTGATAGTTAGTAGCTGCAGAATTAGAAGTTGGCATAACAACTTTTTTTAATGCTGTACATAAATAAAACAGATTTGCTTGATAAGACCAAGTCACTGTTGCTGGAAGTTTTACAAATTCTAAATTTGCATATATTCCTAATCCAATGGTACTTTGTCCTGCTGAGTAAAAATTAACACGAGTTACATTTTGTGTACTATTTCCATAATATGCTTCTAATACAGCACAGTTTTGAGGACTAGAAATTGCAAAGGGAATAACTTGTTTAGGCATTATATTACAATTATCTAAAACTGATGTTCCAGTTCCTGTAAAATAAACTCTAATCTTCCATGTTGTGTAACCTAAAGAACAAGGAGTTCCTGTTCCCGGAGTGTATGTTTTATTAGTAGTTGTTCCAAATATACTTGTAACTGTATTAGTAGTTCCGTCTCCCCAATCTATAGTTATATTTTGGGAACCTGATGTTCTTGTAAAGTTTGTTAGAATTGCACAAGTTGCATCTCCAAGATCACAGAATAAGAATTGTACTTCTGTAGCTACATCTGTAATTACAGGCCAATCTGAAGGTCTAGAATATACTGCTGGACCTGTTGTTCTACTAAAAAAATTTTGTAATGGTAAGTTAAATGCCATGGTTATACTGTTGGGAATATAGTTATTTCTCCTGTTATATTTGTTTGAGGTGGAAATAATGAATAAAATGTACATGATCCTGCAGTTACTGCTACTTGAGTCTGCATTCCACAAGTTGTTACTTCAAGATAACTAGCTCTATCAGGAGTAAAGTCTACTCTTGTATTTACTGTTATGTTTGCATTAGAAAATGTATATGTATAGTATCCACTTACAAGTGACCAACTTGCTGAAGTTAATGTTTGAGATGCTAGTCTTATTGTAGAACTTCCTCCTCCTATAGATACACCATTAATGTTCATAACATCCTTTTTATTTATTTATTTATTTTAATACTCAATCCAAGTATTATCTGGGTCAAATCTCATAATCCATATTGTTGTTGTGTCTATGCTTTGATGATAAGCATAACCCAAGATACGAACATATTTTGCACCTGGAACTCCAGTGGATAATTCACCACTACTTGTACTCTGTTTAATGTAGATAGGAAGACCGTGGTCTAATCCAGTTACAAAAGGAGCTGAATCATTATTTGTATCTTCAACCTGCACATGCCCTTCTAAAAGAATTTTACAAGTACCACCACTAATAGTTTCAAGATATATCCCTAACATTTTTGATGATGAAGCAGTTGTTTGGTCAACCATCTCCCAAGTACCATCAGTTCTTAAAGAAACCAAACTATATAAATCTACTGTTGCTCCAGTGTAATAGGTTCCTTCAATTACATCACCTTCATAGTAAAATGTAGGTGAGAGGGTATTATTATTTGAAAAACTTCTTTGTGCTATATCAATATCTTTATACCATAAAGAATATAAATTACCATAGGCTAAAAAATCAGATAACCAACTAAATCCTATTATACCAGTTGGTGTAGTCAATTGACCATATTGAGTATCAATGTTTGGGTAAGTAGAACTTGTAGTTAATAGTCTATCATTTATTGTTAGTAAACTTCCATCAAAAGTTAAATTAGATTCAGCAACTATTGCACCAGCACCATTTGAAGTTAAAACTTCATTATTACTTCCAGGTACAGTTGGTGTAGATCCTAATAGACCTTGGATACCTTGGATACCTTGTGTCCCTTGAATACCTGTTACTCCTTGAAATCCTAAAATACCTTGCACACCTTGTATTCCAAGAAGACCTTGAATACCCTGTAGACCTGTAGTTCCTTGAGAACCCGGATCACCTTTTATTCCTTGTATTCCTTGTGCACCACCATTACCAGTAAAACCTTGACTACCAGTAAAACCCTGTGTACCTGTAGCACCTTGTGTTCCAATTCCACCTGTAGTACCTTGATTTCCAGTAGATCCAATTGTACCCTGACTACCAGTAATACCTTGGGAACCTGTAGTACCAACTGTTCCTTGACTACCAGTTGCTCCTACGGTACCTTGAGTTCCAATAGCTCCTTGAGAACCTGTACTACCAATGGCTCCCTGAGAACCTATAGCTCCTGTAGTACCTTGCAATCCAGTAAGTCCCTGTAATCCAGTACTACCTTGTGCACCTGTTCCACCTGTTGATCCTGTAGCACCTTGAGAACCAATAAAACCTTGTATCCCTTGAGATCCTGTAGCACCTGTTGTGCCTATAGTACCTTGACTTCCCTGAGCACCGGTTGCACCAGTTGTTCCTGTTGTACCCTGTAAACCAGTGGTACCTGTAGCACCCTGACTACCAGTAGTACCTGTAGTTCCGGTAGTACCCTGAGTACCAACTGCACCCTGGCTACCTGTAGATCCAACAGAACCTTGAGATCCCGTAGCTCCTGTAGTTCCCTGAGTACCAGTTCCTCCAGTGTTACCAATAAAACCTTGTATTCCTTGTGTCCCTATAACTCCTTGCTGTCCTTGAATACCTTGTATGCCTTGCAATCCTATTAAACCTTGAGAACCAGTAGTTCCTACTGTTCCTTGTGCTCCCACAGCTCCTTGTGAACCTATAGAACCAGTAGAACCTTGACTACCTGTTGTACCAATTGTACCTTGAGATCCAACAGATCCCTGACTTCCAGTTGAACCTGTACTTCCCTGAGCACCAGTTGTACCAATACTACCTTGTGTTCCAGTTGTTCCTTGTGATCCCGTAGTCCCAGTTGTACCAGTAGTTCCTTGTTGTCCAATAGCACCTTGAGTTCCTGTTGTTCCAGTAGTTCCTTGGAAACCTAATATACCTTGTATTCCTTGACTTCCTATTGCACCTTGACTACCATTTAATCCAGATGTACCTTGAGAACCTGTGGATCCCTGAGATCCTGTAAGACCTGTACTACCTTGTGCTCCAGTGTTTCCAATAGTACCTTGTGATCCAACTGCACCTTGAGCACCCGTTGAACCAGTACTACCTTGAGATCCTGTTGAACCAACAGCACCCTGAGCACCTGTATTTCCTAAGATACCTTGTGTTCCCTGAATCCCTTGAATCCCTTGAATCCCTAATAGACCTTGTATTCCCTGTATCCCTTGGAGACCAATAAGACCTTGAAGACCAGTTGTACCAGTAGTTCCCTGAGATCCTACTGTACCCTGTGCACCAGTAGATCCAGTTGTTCCCTGACTTCCTGTTGCACCAACTTGTCCTTGAGTTCCAACAGAACCTTGGGCTCCTGTACTACCTGTAGCACCTTGAGCTCCAGTCACACCAATTAATCCTTGAAGTCCCGTAAGACCTTGTAATCCAGTAACACCTTGTTGACCAATTGCTCCTTGAGTACCAACAAGACCTTGTAAACCAGTAGTTCCCTGTGAACCTGTTGCTCCTTGTGCACCAGTTAATCCTAAAGTACCTTGTGCCCCTTGACTTCCTGTAGCACCTGTATTACCAGTAATTCCCTGAATTCCTTGTGTGCCTTGAGTTCCATTTATACCAGCAGTACCTTGAGCACCAGTATTACCAATTGTTCCCTGGCTACCTACAGCCCCTTGACTACCATTAGATCCAGTGCTTCCTTGAGAACCAGTATTTCCAATAGTTCCTTGAGAACCTATTATGCCCTGTGTACCCTGAATACCCTGTATACCTTGGGTACCTTGTGTTCCAGTAGTTCCCTGACTACCAGTTATTCCTTGAAGACCTTGAGTTCCAAAAGTTCCCTGGCTTCCTGTAGTCCCTTGTGTACCAAATGTACCTTGACTTCCAGTTAAACCTTGTAAGCCAACACTTCCTTGCAATCCTGTAATTCCTTGTAAACCTTGAGAGCCAGTAGCTCCAGTTGTTCCTAAAATACCTTGTATACCTTGAATTCCAATAGAACCCTGAGAACCAGTTACTCCTATAGAACCTTGTGTACCTACACTTCCTTGTGATCCAGTACTTCCTGTAGTTCCTTGAGAACCTGTTGATCCTGTACTGCCTTGGGAGCCAGTTACACCTATAAGACCTTGTAAACCAAGAGTTCCTTGAACTCCTTGTAATCCAGTTATACCCTGTATCCCCTGAGTTCCTTGAGCACCAGTAGCACCAGTAGTTCCAGTAGATCCTTGGGATCCTGTTGTTCCTGTTGTTCCCTGCGTACCAGTCACACCTTGAGATCCAGTGGATCCTGTACTTCCTTGACTTCCTGTTGAACCTATAGAACCTTGAGTGCCTATTACACCTTGAACTCCTTGAAAACCAAGTATACCTTGTAGACCCTGTATTCCTTGTAGTCCTTGTGCACCAATAGTGCCTGTAGTTCCTTGAAATCCTAAAATACCTTGTAATCCTAATATACCTTGTATACCTTGACTTCCGGTAATACCCTGGTTTCCAGTAGATCCTGTACTACCTTGGCTACCTGTATTACCTACTGTACCTTGAAGACCTGTTGTTCCCTGAACACCCTGAATACCTAATAAACCTTGTATGCCTTGAATTCCCTGTAATCCTTGTAGACCAGTTAATCCTTGTATACCCAAAAGACCTTGTGTACCCTGTATTCCAATTAATCCTTGAATACCCTGTGAGCCAGTAGTGCCTTGGAAACCTTGAATACCAATTGCTCCTTGTGTACCTTGAGGTCCAGTTACATTACCAACATCATCCCAATTAGCACCATCCCAAACCCACAAATGTCCAGTATCTAATGTAATATAACCATCACCAATATTTCCTGTATATGAATTTGGCCAACCAGGTAAAGATGTTGAAGTAGAAACACTCCCTAATAAAGTAATAGAGTTTCCTGAAGTACCTTGTGTACCAAGTTGTCCTTGGATACCCTGAATACCTTGCAGCCCTGTAATTCCTTGAATACCTTGTAATCCGGTCAAACCTTGTGTTCCTACAATACCCTGTAAACCGGTAATACCTTGTAAACCAAGAATACCTTGAGTACCTTGTCTCCCTTGGATACCCTGACTTCCAGTTTGACCTTGAGATCCGGTTGTACCTTGAGTACCATTAATACCTGCTGTACCTTGTGTGCCTATGGCACCTTGGGAACCAGTATTTCCAGTTGTCCCTTGAGTACCAGTGTTTCCTAATGTTCCTTGTATGCCTTGAATACCTTGAAGACCAACAGCTCCTTGAACACCTAATAAACCTTGTATGCCTTGAATTCCTTGTGTCCCTTGAGCTCCAGTATTTCCTATTATTCCTTGAGTTCCTTGTGATCCGGTATTTCCAGTAGTACCTTGACTACCTACAGTACCTTGTGCTCCAGTATTACCAGTAGTTCCCTGAGAACCAGTATTTCCAAGTAAACCTTGAATACCCTGAATTCCTTGTAAACCTTGTAAACCTGTAAGCCCTTGAGTTCCTGTTAAACCTTGAGTTCCAGTAACACCTTGTAATCCAATAGTCCCTTGTATACCTTGAAGTCCTTGACTTCCTACAGTACCAGTTGTACCTTGAAAGCCAACAGCTCCTTGACTACCAGTTGATCCAGTAGTACCTTGGCTTCCAGTAGCACCTACAGTTCCTTGAGAACCAACTGTACCTTGTGCTCCTGTATCACCTATTATACCTTGAAAACCTTGAATACCAGTTTCTCCTTGAATACCAGTTTCTCCTTGACTACCACCACCTCCAATTATACCTTGAGAACCTTGAATACCTTGTAAGCCAATTGTTCCTTGTCTGCCTTGAATTCCTTGACTACCAGTTATACCCTGAACTCCTAAAGTTCCCTGTGTACCTTGACTACCAACAGCTCCCTGTGAACCATTTATTCCACTTGTTCCTTGTAAACCCAAAGTTCCTTGAGAACCTTGAGCTCCAGTTAAACCTATAGTACCTTGAAGACCTGTGGTTCCTTGCGCACCTGTGCTACCAGTAGTACCCTGACTTCCTGTATTACCAAAAATACCCTGGATTCCTTGTGTTCCTTGTGAACCAGTTAATCCTTGAGTTCCAAATGTACCTTGGGTTCCTATCTGACCTTGACTTCCTGTAATTCCTTGAGTACCAAAAGTACCTTGAGAACCTGTATTTCCTAATATACCCTGAGTCCCCTGGGTTCCTTGTAGACCTAAAAGACCTTGTGTTCCTTGAGACCCTTGCAATCCAACACTACCCTGAGAACCCGTAGATCCAGTTGTGCCTTGAGATCCAACAGTACCCTGGGATCCTGTAGAACCTGTGGTACCTTGACTACCGGTTGTTCCTGTAGTTCCTTGTGTTCCAACTGTTCCTTGTGAACCAGTGCTTCCAGTAGATCCTTGAGAACCTATATTTCCAGTGGTTCCTTGTATACCCTGGGTTCCCTGTGAACCAACAACACCAAATAATCCTTGTATACCTTGAATTCCTTGGCTGCCAGTAGTACCTTGATTTCCTAATACTCCTTGAGTTCCTTGACTACCTTGTAGTCCAGTTAATCCTATACTACCCTGTATTCCTACAGCTCCTTGACTACCAGTACTGCCGGTAGTACCTTGATTACCTGTTGTACCTAAAATACCTTGTGTCCCTTGTGTACCCTGAGCACCTACTTGTCCTTGTACTCCAGTAGTTCCTTGAGTTCCTATTAATCCTTGTAAGCCTATGGTACCTTGAGTACCTATAGAACCTTGTGAACCAGTTGTACCAAAAATACCTTGAGTTCCTTGGATTCCTTGCCCTCCTTGAAGTCCTAATGTACCTTGGGTTCCTTGGGAACCTGTTAAACCTTGAGATCCTGTAGCTCCAATTGATCCTTGTGTACCGGTAATTCCCTGTGAACCAGTACTTCCAGTGGTACCTTGGCTTCCAGTATTTCCTGTAAAACCTTGGATACCAATAGATCCTTGAGATCCAGTGCTTCCTGTTGTTCCTTGAGAGCCAGTATTACCTAAAGTACCTTGAAGTCCTAATATACCTTGTGTTCCTTGTACTCCTACGGAACCTTGTGTTCCTATTTGTCCTTGTGCTCCATTAGTTCCTTGATTACCAAGTATACCTTGTGTACCTTGAGCACCTTGGCTACCAGTTAATCCAGTTGAACCTTGGGTTCCTATTGCACCTTGTGAGCCTGTGGATCCTGTTGATCCCTGACTTCCTGTATTTCCTATTGCTCCTTGTGAGCCTACAATACCCTGGATTCCTTGAATTCCTTGTGTTCCAGTAAGTCCTTGTGTTCCTAAAGTTCCTTGAGTACCATTATTTCCTTGTATTCCTTGTAAACCAGTTGTGCCTTGCACACCTTGAATACCTTGATTTCCTAATAAACCTAATGTCCCTTGTATACCTTGTATGCCTTGAAGACCAACAATACCTTGACTTCCTGTATTACCAGCAGTCCCTTGAGGCCCTGTAGTTCCTTGAACTCCTTGGGAACCCAATGCTCCTTGAGATCCAGTTGTACCAGTCTGTCCTTGTGTTCCAGTTATACCTTGTGAACCAGTAGAACCTGTTGTTCCTTGGGATCCTGTATTTCCATTTAATCCTTGGGCACCAACAGTTCCTTGAGATCCAGCATTTCCTAATGCACCTTGAGAACCTTGAGATCCTGTATTTCCAATAATACCTTGAGAACCAATACTACCTTGAATTCCAGTAGTACCTTGATTACCATTACTTCCGGCTGAACCTTGAGAACCTGCATTACCTGTATTTCCTTGAATACCTGTACTGCCTTGTACACCATTTATACCAATTTGTCCTTGTGCACCTTGTATTCCAATATCTCCTTTGATACCTTGAATCCCTTGAAGTCCAACTCCACCAGTAATTCCTTGTAAACCTTGATAACCTTGAATACCTTGATATCCTTGAATACCTAATCCAACAAATCCTTGTACTCCTTGTAATCCTTGAATACCTGGAGGACCTTGATAGCCTTGAATACCTGTTCCAACAAAACCTTGAATTCCTTGTGGACCATTAAAACCTTGTATTCCCTGAGTTCCTTGAATTCCTTTAATTCCTTGAATACCTACATTACCTTGTGTACCAGTAGTACCTTGTACACCTTGTCCTGCAAATGCACCTGAAATACCTTGAACTCCTTGTATTCCTTGGATACCTTGGATACCAACATTTCCTTCATTACAAAGCCAATTAACTATTTCATTTAAACCTTGTGCTACTGAAGTATACTGAGTTATTACTGTAGTTCCTTGGCAAATAATATTTTCTCCAAAATATATAACACAATCGGCATCATATACTTCTGAACATTTTTCAGGATCAGGGCATGTAAATTGAGGTTCACATGAAATAGGTGTAGTTAACCCATCATTACAAAAAAAATTTTGATTGGGTTGATTATTGTCCATTTAGGTATTAATAGTTTTTAAGTAAACCCAGATTAAAATATTTATAATATATTTTTATCTTTAATCTAGTATTAGATAAGAAATCTTTAATGTACTATTTAATGCTGTAGTAGTAGAAGCATTAATTACTTTAATTACAAAACTTCCATTTGCTATAGTATTAGTAACTAATATTGGTATTCCTGCAGTTGTTGAATCTACAGTTAATAATATTTTAGATGCTGTAGTTACTTTATTATTATTTACAGTAAAAGATGCATTAGTAGTACCAGATAAAGTATAAGAAACAGTTGTTATTGTTCCATTATGTGCATTAACTGTAACAGCAGTAGTCATTGAAGTTAACTGAGTTACATTAGCTGTATCATATACTGCTTGTAAAGGTGCTGCATTAACAACTAATGATAAATAACCATCATCTCTACTTGGATCTTTAGCTCCGACAGCTAAAAGACTTGGTACATCTGTTGGTAATGTTGCTCTGTAATTGCCAGCTTTAATCCAACTAATAAAATTTAAGATATCCATTTTTTTGTTTTTTAAGTATTAATAATATATATATACATAATATACAAAAATTTATTAATAAAAACAAAAAAATTATAGAAAAGATCCAGCAAAGAAAATTAAAAGAAGAGATGCAACAATAAAATATGAACCAATAGCTTCACTTTGATGATCTATTTCATATGCATCTTTAAGTTTATTATATATGGGACTTTTAAAAAAGTTTCCTATAATCCATAACAAACATGCTATGCTTAAAATTAATAACATTAATATATAATTCATAAGGTGTTAATTCTACGTTGTAAATATACTAATGCTTTTTCTAAATCTTCTTTATTGTTAAAAGTTTTTTTACCAGCTCTAGCTAAATATTTTATTACATTTCCTAAATAAAAATCTTTATCTAACTTCCAGGCTTCTAACACATTAAAAACTTCATATGTTGAATCTTTTCCTCCATAGTATTTAGGACGTGTTTCAAATGGTGGAATATCTTTTCTAAAATCATGAACATAATTTTTATTATGTTCTGAATCTAAACTATTTTTAGTTCTTTTATCTATTTCTTCTTTAGATAGTTCTTTAGAATTAATTTTATCAGTACTTGTTCTTCCAGAAAAATACGGATTATCATCTGTTATATTTACCATATTATTGCTATATCCATTTCATTAAACATTAGTTTAACACTACCATCAATGTCAACTTTTTCTGCATGTTCTAATTGTGGAACAGGAATATATACTAAATCTCCAACAGCAATTTCTTCTACTTTATCACCTACAGCATATACAGTAAGTTTATTCCATTGTTTCATTGCTTCATACATTAAAGCATCTTGATCTTTTTCAGATAATGTAATTACTGATTCTTTTTTTACAGGTACTTCAATAAGTATTCTTCTTCCTCTTAATGTTTTAAACGGGTTCATATTTATAGTTTTTTAAGTTTTATTTAATGTAAAAATGTTGATAAAATTATTTTTCTTCATTAAAAAAGAAAATTTGAAACAGTCTTCCAGTTTCTCTATTGTGACCAAAGTAATCATTACCTGAATGAATCAGGCCTCCATCAAAAATAACAAGTCTATTAAATACATTTCCTACTGTATCCTGTCTTTCAAATGGAGTTGGATCTAGAAATGTATCTTTAGTAAATGCATTACCATTCTCACCAACAGACCAATCTATCTGATCATTATGATAAACTTTAGATTTTTTATTTCTATAAAAACTTGTACCTGATTGAGGTGGAGCATCTGGTGTTAAAAATAATACACCTGCCCATTTTTGGGCATCACAATGAAAAACTTGCGGTACTCCTCCTATACAAGATTGAAATCTACCATTAATACCTACATTATACCAACCAAAACCATCATTAGTATTGTCAGCAATTTTAATTTGCATGATTTCTTCAAATTTTTCTTTTAAACCCTCAAATAAAAACTGATCACGGGTTCTTTCTCCAACAGCACCTTCACCTGGAAAATATGTTTGTGCTAATGCGTGTTCTCTAATAGCTAAAGGATTTGTATAGAAATCATCTACAACAAATAATCTTTTTTTTTGATTAGAATTAATTTTAAATATATCATTCATTTAAAATAGATTTTATTAAAAATACAATTGTATTATTTTTATAAATGATATTTATAGTTTTAATAATTTAACAACAGACATTTGAGCATTTAGTATTTCTCCTACTGCATGATCAAACAATAAACTTTTAACTGGGGATTGTGTTGACATTGTATAAGTACTTTTTAAAATTTCTGTAATCTCAGAAAATTTTTGTTTTACTTCTAATTCAACACCCTCTGGTAATTCTTCAGTATTTAATCCTACTAAGATATCTCCAAAAGAATAAATTTTTGTTTCTTTAAATGTTACTTGATTTTCATTATCGCATTTATGAGAGCCATCACAAAAACCATCAGAGTTTTGTGTTTTTCCACATGCACATTTAATTTCATCTGACATAATATATTTGTTTAGTTTTTACAAATATATAAATATTTATAAATAAAAACAAATTACTAAAAATTATTTATAATTTTATATTATTGTCAAAGTTGTTCCTGAAGGAATAGTTAAAGTTTTACCTGCACACATTGTTAATGGTGAAGGATATGTAAGATTTGAATTTTCTGGTAATACAATATCTTCATTAATGCAACCTATTAATCTAAAATTTCCTGCAGTTATATTAGTTTGCATATTCATTTCTGTAATGAAATTATCTACTGTTATAGCACCAGCTAAATATCCATCATCTCTTTTATTAGTTTTTAAACCAACAGGAATTAATGTTTGTGAAGAATTTACTGTATTTACTATACGGCTTCCTTTAATCCAGGAAATAACATTTAAAATATCCATGATTTATTTTTTTAATTGTCTAACTTCTTCTGATAATTCTTGTATTGCTTTAACTAGAATAGGAATTAACTTACCGTAACTAGCCTCTAATTTCTCAGGATTCTCTTCGTAAACTAAACCTAATGTTTCAGATAGTTCTGCATCCTCTTGAGATTTCTTTAAATCTTGTGCAATAAATCCAAAATCTTTAATGTCATGTTTTCCTTCTTCATTTCTATCATCCCATACAAAAGATACAGGCTTTAAGCCTTTAATAAATTCAAGACCTACAGGAAGTTCAACTATTTCTTTTTTATCTCTTGCATCTGACAATGATGTGATTGAAGTAACTGCACAACGTAAAGTACCAATTAGTGAATCTCCTAAAGTAATTTCATTAGATACAGTTGGACTAGATGGTTCTGCTCCATTACCTATACAGGTATTTCTACTTCCTGTTGTAAGAGTAGTTGCTGTTTGATTTCCAATGCAAGTATTTTGATTACCTGTAGTTGCAGATTGCATTGAAGAAGTTCCTATTGAAATATTTCTAAATCCTGTAGTTGTATTGAATAAAGCAACATTTCCTATTGCAACGTTATTATTTCCTGTTGTTAAATTATCTGCAGTAAAACAACCTAAAACTGTGTTGCCATTACCTGTTGTATTATAATTACCACTACCAACCATAGTATTTTGATTTGCTGTCATTGAAGCAGCATTTTGTGTTGGAATTCCGATGAATAAATTAGAAGGGCTTCCACTTCCATCATTCATTCTTCTTAAACGAACATTATTTACTAATAATTCATATCCTGTCTCAGGACTTACAACATTTACATTAATTGTGCTCATAATTATTTATTTTTTAAATTACTTTATAATATAATATACAAAATATTATTTAATTAATCTAATTGTTTTTTACTTATTTACCTTGACCTCGGTATAATTTTTTATAATTTTTAGAAGACTTGAGTTTAGATCTTTTAGTTTTTGCATGAACACCAGTCCTAGAAACTTTTGGTTTATCTAACTTAGTAAATGTATCTTTAATTTTTGCCATAACAATTTATATATATATTAATATACAAATAATTTATTACTAAAACAAATATGTATTATTCTGTATCATAAAACATTCTTTCCGAATCTTCTGTATGCCATTTATCAAATCCTTCACAGTTATAATAATCTTTGTTAACTAAGTAATCTGGTTTTTCTGGGAATGGTTTAGTTACAAATGAAGGTTCAGACCATTTAATTCTATTGTTTGGTTGGAGTGCAATCTGACCATTGTCAAGTAAAATAATATGGTGACTCTTATGTTCTAGTGGATCTTCTGCTAAAGATAAATCTGTGTTAGGATCACCAGACCCCCAGTTTATGGTACCGTAATAACTACCCGGGTAAAACTTATGATCTTTCATATACACTTCTACATTGGTATCATAAAGATAAGAGAGATGGAGAAGAGTAAAGTTATAAGAAAAACAATTCCATATCTGAAGATAATGAAAAGGTAGATCTGGATCCGGCATCTTTGGTTCATGTAATAAAGCATGACTTGGTAACTTATCTCTAAGTACTCCATTCTCTAAGAGTACTTGAAACAATGCTGCCTGACCAGGTAAACATCTTACAGATATAATTACACCCGGTGTATATTCTCCTAGACCTTTTTTATGTTGGTACATGTATTCATTTCTTACAAATACTTTAAGAGGAAAAAAGTTATGTTCTATATAAGCCATAGTAAATATTTAGATTACAAATATAGATAACATCTTTGACATCACCAATATATAAAATTTAGGGTAGGTGTTTATTCCCCCGGGTACATTCTATTTCAGATGCACCCCCCCAGAATGTCAAGTTTATTGTACTAAAAACTGGACAAAGTTATTTGGATTTTTAGTATGTAAGAGGTTGTGAAGGGGACATAGTAATTGACCCCCCGGGGTGACAGGACTTGGGTGGTACCCCCCATATAAATCTACTATATATATACACATTAGTAATATTAATTTATATTTTTTCCCTGCGGGAAACTTCTTTTCTAACTAACAGTAAATATTTAAATACTAAACTATGATATCTACTGTAACTTTAAGATTAATCAATGGTGTCTTATCATTGGTACAAACTGTAAAATATAATGATGGTACTACCGTTGTTAGATTACTTGATAGGAACCATGTACCTGTTGAGATAATCAAACCTAGGGGCTAAAGCCCCTTTTGTCCTGCGGACCGCTTTACCATTCTTTTCTCACTATAAGTAAACAATTTAATTTATATACTATGGCTACATTTAGCAAAACACAGAGCATTGGGGTATTTGCCTCAATCAACAGTATCAACAAAATAGACCTTGTCATTAACCCTCATACAGGGAAGACATTTGGTGTATCTGATACAGGCACTACCTTCAGGGTTGGTGCTGACATTACTGCATTAAGTGGTGATTTGAGTGTATCTTTGTTCTCACCTGCAGATGGTGAAGAATCTTGGATGATTCACAAGACGGGACAGTCCAATGTCCAAAGCACTCTAGTATTCTAGAGTGTTTTTTGTCTTGCAGACCGCCATAAATCCTTTTTAAACTAAATAAAAAATATACATATGATATCATCAGTGGAAGAAATGTACAGTGCATTAGCATTAGTAGAGAGTGACATACTTAAATGTCAAGAGTATATAGCATTAAATCCAAATGCTATAGATGTACAGTATTCTATAGATAGGATACCAGAACTTACAGCATATGCAGAACATATCCAAAATGGTATTGAAGCTGCTATAAGTGCAATGGAAGATTAACTCTTATGGGATTGGTTTCCTGTAAGAGTACAACAACTGTGGGGGCGAATCCCTTTAGGGTACCAGTTATTACAGCAATGTAATTAGGGTCAAGTGAAGCCACAGGGTGAAGGGAACTACCAAAGTGTTCCCATTTTTTTTAAATAACAATGGCTCTGTGCACAAGAGTCCTTTAGGAGGAGATCCTAAATGTAGAATAAAGATTAGGGGGTTCTACCATTGTTATTTTTTTGTCTCCACCCTGTGTAGCTTTGTGACTTTGGTATTGATAGTCAAGTAGTTATAAAATAGGACATTAAAACCTCGAGATATAAATAACTAGAAGAAGACATTAAACCCTTGATAGGTTTAATTAAATAGAGTATCCTTTGCACTGCGTGCCGCTTTATATTTTTTTTCAACTAATTGGGATAATTATAATTTTAACCTAAAAAGAAAAAGACCTATGTCAACTTTTAGTAAAACTCAAAACATCGGTGTATTTGCACAGATGAATGGCATCAACAAGATTGACCTTGTTGAGAATCCTCACACCGGGAAAATCTTTGGTGTATCTGATTCTGGATTAACATTCAGAGTTAGTGAGAAAGTAGATGCTTTGACAAGAGATTTGTCAATCAGCTACTTTACACCTGCTGATGGTGATCCTAGTTGGATGATTCATCCGACAGGGGAGTCTAATGTACAAAGTACATTGGCATTTGCACCTGCTTCTAAGTAATTAGAAGTGGGTAGCAATACCTAAATATCTTATTGAATTGTTTTGAAACCCTATGAAAGTAGGGTTATTTTTTTATAGTAAATGTTTTGCACTTTGTGCCACTTTAATTTCTTTTTCAACTAACATTAGTGTTTAATGTATTAAATGCTACAAAGATAAAAGGAAAAAACATTATAGTGTGGATACTTATGTATGTATTAGTTAGGTATTTAACCTTATACCACATTCTTCCATTCCTCTATATGCTCCTATTCCTCTATTATTAATTAATAAATATAATTAATATAGCTAAACTCTACAAACAAGCAATTGTTTCCTACATACAAATCTTGTATTATCTCTCTCTCTACTTATAGATAGTTCTTCTACAACAATTAGAGAAAGAGATATTCCGGGATTCCAAAAAAACACCATTCAGGCATTAAATAAACACAATCCTGATTCCCAATAAAACAAGTTTAAAAACCCTAAAGAAAACATTATGAAAACACTAATCTTCACTTGGTACATTCTTACAAATCAAATAGTTTTACAGAAAACAGTTGATGGTAGGAAAACTTATAGAATGGAATTTAATCAACCTATACAAATTACAGAAGGTGATACCACATTTTATGGAACAACAATAGATTATGCCTATAAAGGTGAAATCTATAATTTTATTGAAACAAAGAAATTTGTTTATAATGAAGACTTTTAATCTAGTCTTCTAAACGGTATCAGTTTATTGTTATTTGCAAGTAACAATTGATTGAGAAAGCCATCCCTATTGACTATGTAGGGATTTGCAGGTAAGAGTCCTGATTTAAGTACACAATGTTGTTACCCTCAGAGTTTAGATACTCATGGTGTGTGCGTTAAACCTATTATAACGGTTACTAAAACAACAGGTCAGCTCTCGTGACCAAAGGATAAACCAGTGATGGTATAAAGTGGTATGTTGGTAACATATTGCGCAGGAGTAATCCTGTCTACAGAAGAGTATTGTAACTACCTACATTTTGGAATGCTAGTGGCCTAACGGTTGATGCATAGAGATGTAGACTTTCTAACAGGTAGGAAGTTGAGACAGAAATGTCAATAGAAAGTGCAATAGGTAACAATAGTACATCTTGCCAAGATGGAAGTTGTTATTAGTGAGATGTCTCATATGCTACTAGAAATAGTGTGTAGTACATCAAACAGTAAGTAAGCTTGGCAGCTTAAAGCAATGTGAAGTTATAACTAAGGTACTCAAAAGGTATTAAGTTATATAAAGTTAAAACTACTTCACATGAATTCCTGAACCGCTAACTAAAATCTATATGATCTAAAAGCAAAAAATGTTTTAACACTTATCAGTGAAAATGCTCTTATCCTACTGCAATATGTAGGTACAAAAGACCCGCAAGGTTTATGTAAAGGGACTGATTAATATCTAGCTAACAGGCTGCAACCTGTGTATCTCGCAAGGAAGTTGGTATGAAAAGAAACTTATGGCACTGGTATGTAAAAGTATGATGATACTATAAATCATTGAGCATGTTGTTTACTTATAGAAATATAAGTGTGTATATATAGGGGAAACTCTTAATGATAACAACATGAAAGGTCAAGTACTCAGCCTTTCAGATTTTAATGCACCAATTCTACTTCACAAGGGTAGACAGTTGTAATGTATGTACGCAACACTACTAGATTTTATCACTAGAAAGATGTCACGTAGGGTTTTGAGTAGAGAAGACTGATAATCATCTCTTTAACCTGAATGAAACTTATATTACAACTGAGTGCAGAGTGAAATACTAATCAGAATCTTTGAACTAATGATAAGAACAGATTAACAATGCAAATTAATTATAAGTAGGGTAGTATCCTATAGGTCAGGCAGCAATCCTGATTACAACTGATAAATTAAACAATAATATTTATCTTTTTTTTATTAAATCTATAATATGAAATTTGAAAATTTAGAATTTGAATTTGATGAGATGGGTGAACATGCACATCACATTTTTGACAATTATTATGGTGTGTCTGTAATACGTGGTCCTTATACCCATGGTGGTAGACAAGGATTATATGAACTTGCAGTTTTACATATGCCACCTGGTGCAGAATATTCAGAACTTGTGTATGATACACCTGTTACTAATGATGTAGAAGGACATTTAACACCTAAAGATGTAACTAGATTAATGAAAAAAGTCAGTAAGTTACCTTTAAAACAAAAATAAAAAAGATGAAATATTCTTTTTTTTTATCCTTAGCAGTTATATGGTGAAACTGCCCAAAATTACAATCAAACCAAAAAAAACAAACAATGAAAGAAAGTATTTATTACAGTACAATAATTAATATTAGAGATTATTTGACTGATTTGCAAAAAGAAGAAATTAGAAAAGATTTACAAGAAAAGTTAGATAACTTAAAATCCTATGCTATGCAACCTACAAGTGACATAGAAGAAGTAAGAGAAAAACATAATATTTACCAAAATTTAATTTCTACAATATGAACCATCAACTTAAATTTGGGTATTCCCAACTAGGATATAATATCCTTGTAAAATTAAATTGTAAACTATTATCTGCAGATGCAGTAAGTTTAGAAAAAGAATATCCTGAAATATCTATATGTCAAACCAGAAATGGATACAGACTTGAAGGATCTTTTAATACAAGAAAAGATAATTTTTATGTGTATACAAAATTTGAAGATTTTAAATTAAGTCTTGCTTTAAGACTTAATGATTACAAAATCAACAAGTTAATTGATAAATCTCAAGCACTTTTAAATCAAGAGAATATGAAATTATCAGTAGAAAAAATAGATTTCGTATGAAAATAATATTAATATTAATGTTAATTTATTTAATAACCGTGATTTATATGTTCACTAAAATATAATCTTATGAAAAAAATGATTAAAAGAAAAGAAGAACTATTGTTTTTACTTGATGAAGTAAAAAATGGAGATTCTGAATATGATTACAAACTTCAAACAATTAATGATATAGAATATCAGTTATATCTATTAGAAGCAGATATATATCATTACAAAATGATGAGACCATTAAAAGTTATGTTATATGGTTTTATAATTACAAGTATAGTAATGTTAACTTATATGTTTTTTAAGTAATGTGTAATACTATAACATCTGTATTAGGATTTGATCTTGATGCAGAAATTACAGATAATGAAGGGAATGTTTTAGCTTCCGGAACTACTTGTAATTATATACCTAAAGAAAAACCTAATTATATGTTTAATACTAATAATTATTCTAAATGGACCAACTTTAATGAAGGTTTGTTGAATAAAATTAGAGATTATAAGAAATATAATTAGGAGTTGTGTATCGTAAGATACTTTTCATAAAAATAATAAGGGATTAATAGTCCCTTTTTATTTGTAGCTATATAGTATTACTTTTTATTTTTTTTTTAATTGCTATAAGAATAATTGTTATACATTTACTTGCATATATTTATATGCAATGTTGTATCAATTATCTAATGGAAAAGTAATCTATTTAACAATAGAACAGTATCTTGATTTAACTGATTTAGATATACAATATTTAATTGCTATGGATGCAGGTGACTTCACACCAAATCCTTTTCATGATTCAGCTTTAAATAACAAAATTATAGAAAAAGAATATGATTTTAGTTATATAGCAGATGATGAAAATGAAATAAATGATATAATATCAGATGATTTATCAATTGATGATATTATTGATTTAAATGATTCCTTATCAAATTAAGGCGGTCAATCTAATTTAAAATTAAACAACAAACATTATGGATGGAAAAACAATTGTGCTAGGTAATAGCACAGGTGGGGTAATTCATACCTCAAAAAATACAGAATATGGATATATTCGTGTAGAACAAGAAAGAAGTTTATTTGACAATAAAGGATTTTTAAGAAGAAAACAAATTTCTGCTCTTATTCCTGGAACAATAGATGATTTAAAAAAAGCTGGCTTTTATGAAAAACAAGAATTACCTGGTAAAATTGTTATAATAGAACAAACTGAACCATTTAATAAGACTAATCCTGATCTTGATTTAAAAATAGCAGGAAGTACAGGAATTGTATGTACTAAAAATGGTAAATTAATTTACAGAAAACACTTTTATACTGTATTTACTGATGCTGATGATGAAATGATTCAACACAGTAATGGAGATGATATTAGTGAAGCTTACTTAATGGAAAAAACACTTACTAAATTAGAACCAAATGAAGAATTTGGATTATAAATTTAGTATAATTTAGTCAAAAGGTGCTTAACAGGCACCTTTTTTATTTATTTAATTATTAATTGTATATATTATGAAAAACAACAACAAACAAAAATTTATGTACTCAGGAACACTTGAGAATTATCAACTATCAAATCAAATAAAAAATGTTATGCAATATGAATATGATTCATATACACCATATCAAAATTATTTGTATAAAAGAGCTTTATTTGGATTAAACTCTTTAACAGAAATTGAAATCAATACTATTTGTAACAAGAAAAAACAAAGAATTAACAATGTTTACAAAAGAGCACAAGTAGTATTAAACAATTTTAAACAACAAGTTACTATAAATTATAGTAATTTTATATTCAAAACACTGTTTCCAAACAGTCCTATAACTGATTTCTTAATAACAGAAGTTGAAACTGATGACAAATTTATTAACACCTTAAATTTTAAAGATTTAAATATCAGTAAAGATGATATTATTTGTATCTTTATGCAAGAAGGAATCTTACCTAAAAACTTTTTAAGTTTAAAGGAAGCACAAATAAATTTAAATAAGTAACAATGTTTAAATATGAAAGAAAATTATCACAAATTGATCAAGAATTTTTTGATTTACTTTCTGGATTAGATTTAGAAGATTTAAGAACAATGAGAGATGAAAACTATTGGTGGACTACCTGTATATTTACAGGAGCAATAATACCTAGACCTAAATATGAAAAAATAGATCTTATAAGTTATTATATTGCAAAAGGTGTACCTAAACCAAAAGAATAGTTAAATGGTAAAATTAAAAGAATGTTATGGATGCATGAAACCATCTATAATTTGGAAAAACCATGAGGGATTTAGATATTGCAAAAATTGCTGGAGTTGTCACAAAAGCAATCTTGTTGCTCAGAAACCAACTGAAAATCTAGTCCCTGTGGTTCTTCCTAATGTAAAGAAAAGACCAAGAATAAAGCTAAAATCTGAAAAGCAAAAAGCATTAGATAAGGCTTATTTATTAATGAGAAAAGAATACATGAATAAGAATCCTTTATGTAATGTTAAAGTATCAAAAGATTGTTTCTTTAATGCTACTGATATACATCACATGGAAGGAAGAGGTGAAAAAACATTAACACAATTATCATGGATATCAACTTGTAGACCTTGTCATACTTGGATTCATGAACATCCTGAAGAGGCTAGAATACTTGGATTTTTAAAATAACAAAATGAAAACAACAAATGAAATAGAACTAAATAAAAAATTAGCATTATTTACATATGCAGGTGCATATCATAAATTTGCTCATGAACAATTATTTAGAAATAAAACACCCGAAGAATATAACTTTACAGAATCTTGGGACTGGTTAATTCCAGTATACCAACATTTAAAAAAGTTAACATTAGATTTAGAACCTGATAGTTATCTATATATTGAAAACTGTATAGAAAAACAATTAAGTTTTACAAAAATGAATACAAGAGAATTTTCAGCAGCATTAGGTTCAATAATAGAATCTTATTATAATGAAATTAATTACCCTTTAAAAGATACAATATATGACTAGAGAAGAAATTCAAGAAGAATCATTAAAAGCAACTTTGGGATTATCAAGATGTGGTCTTGCACTAGCAACTGGTGTAGGTAAAACATTGGTAGGATTAAATCATATTGAAAGAAATTTTTCACCATTAATAAATATTTTAATAGTGGCTCCTAAAGTATCTATATTTGCTTCATGGAGATATGAAGCAAGTAAATTTAATAAGACTAAATTATTAGAAAATGTAACATTTACAACATATTTAAGTCTCAATAAACATGATCCAAGAGAATATGATATTGTATATTTAGATGAATGTCATAGTTTACTTGATTCTCATAAAAAATTTCTTGATAATTATACAGGTAAAATTCTAGGACTAACCGGTACTCCTCCAAAATACATACAATCAGAGAAAGGTAAGTTAGTTAAAGAGTTTTGTCCTATCATATATACTTTTATTACAGATGATGCAGTAGAAAACAATATATTAAATGATTATCAAATAATAGTACATGAACTTGAACTTGATGAAAGAAAAAATATGACAGTCACTACTAAAACTAATTCATTTATTGCTTCAGAAAAACAAAACTATGGTTATTGGTCACAAAGAATAGATAATGGTACAGGACCTGCTCATATTACTAGAGTAATGAGAATGAAAGCATTGCAAGAATACAAAAGTAAATTAAATTATGCTAAACTATTATTAGAAAACATAAAAACAAAATGTATTGTATTTGCAAACACTCAAGATCAAGCTGATATATTATGTGAGTATAGTTATCATAGTAAAAATTCACAATCTGAAGGTAATTTAAAAGCATTTAAAGAAGGTTCTATTTTAAAACTTTCTACTGTTATGCAATTAAATGAAGGTGTTAATATACCAAATCTTAAACAAGGTATAATTATGCATGCCTATGGTAATGAAAGAAAAGCTAGTCAAAGAATTGGTAGACTTTTGCGTCTTAATCCTAATGATAAAGCTATTGTCCATATATTATGTTACAAAAATACTGTTGATGAAAAATGGGTTACTGAAGCATTAGAAGGATTTGATCAATCAAAAATTATGTGGAAAAACTATAATTTAACAGTATAATTTTATATATTAATAGTATGGAAGATATACAAACACATAAGATTATGTTATATAATGATAATGTAAACTCACATGAATATATTATGGCTTGTTTAATAGGTTTATGTAAACATGAAGTAGTACAAGCAGAACAATGTGCTTTAATAGCACATAACAAAGGCAAGTGTGAAATAAAACATGGAGATTTTATGGATATGTTTGAATTAAAAACTACCTTTGATAACTTAAATATTAAAGTTGAATTAGAAGAATATGAAAGTGATTTGTATTGATGCTGATAAAAAGCCAAAAAATGTACCTATTGAAGAATGGGTAAAAGAAGGTGATACTTATACTGTAACCAGAATTGTTAGAATGGGTTTACAAAAAGAAACTTATGGTTTTTTACTTAAAGAAGTACAACTATCAAGCAGATCATTTCCTTATGAACTTTATGATGCATCAAGATTTTTACCAATTGAACTTTTATCTAATATGAAAGAAGAAGAAAAAGAAGAAGTAATTATTGAAGAAGCATGTCTTGAGTTAATCTAAATAAATAAAGTTTATGTCTAAATTTATAAACATTATAGGTTTAATATCAGTTATATATCTAATAATGAGTCAGATAATGGCTCTTTATTTCTTATATTTATGGTCTAATAATCATGGCTTTTTAAATACTATAACATTAGGCGTACTAATATCAGAGATTAAAGGAATATTCTTTCCTTTTTTTATATAAAAATTATGGAATATACAGTTAATGACATTCTAAAAGAGTGTGATGCTTTAGTATATGAATTTCAAAATTCCCCTAAAAAAAGATTAAGACCAATGTTAGATAAAAGAAATTATCTAATTGCTATATTGTATTACAAGTTTGGCTATACTGAAGAAAAAATTTCTACTATATATAATATAAAAAGAGTATCAGTTTCAGTATCTAAAAAACTTCCTTATACTTTATTAGAATATGGTGATAATGTATTTAAAGAAAATGCCAAAGACTATTTAATTAAATATCCGTATGATTTTCCAAGTTTTAGTAATAAATATAAAAAAGATAAATATATTACAATATCTTTTGATATTAAAACTTTAGAAAAAATAAAAGCTTACAGAGATATTATAAATGAAAAATCTACAGCAAAAACAATAAAAAGATTGGTAACTAATAGTTTAAAGTTATGGGGAAAATGAAAGAATTATATTATGAGTTATTACATGCAAATAATGGAGAAATACCACAGGAAGCTACTATAGCTGACTTAGCAAAGATGAATGATCTAAAAATTTATGAATGGAGAGAATATGAAAGGTCTCAAAATAATATTAAAAAACCAAAAAATGAAGGAAATATTGAATGGGAGCAGTCTTAATGAACATAGACAAGAAAAAGAATATGGTTGGAAACCTATTACATCTAAAAAGAAACCAGTAAAGAAAAGTTCAGAATATACTTATGCATT